AGGGTGCAGGCCGTAAAAGAGAGCTCCCCGAAGGAGCAAGAGTAACTTCCTTTAAACTGACCGAAACCGAACGCATCGCAGTAAAAAACTTTATTGCCGAATTACGCGGAGGTAAAAAATCCCAAGCTGAAATGCTTGAGGCAAAGAGAGAACAAAAAGTACACGAACTTATAGCAGGAAGTACAGATCCTATTACCGAAGCACTGTATGAAGTCATCAATCTGTACGGCGGTCGCGGCAAAGGCTTCCGCGAAGCTGAACGCGTTGGAAAAACCATCAGCGTAATTGCATTCAAGGATGCTGTGCAGAAATGGGAAAAAGAAAACCCCAGAGATTAAGCATAAGAACACAAAAACCCCACGGCTTTCGCCGTGGGGTTTTTGCTGAAAAAAGGTGGTAAACGTTAAACAAAAAACATTAAGGTGGAATGTTCATGGAAAATGTTATGACATCTACCAAAATTATTATATCACGTTCAGCATATTTACGCCAATATTTTTATGATTTTATTTTTGATTATTCCATAAGAAGGGGCTTTGGCACACAGTCCGGAGCAAGCGGATAACTTGAAATTGCTTTTCGGCAATTCATGTGCTATACTTTTCTCAAGATTAAGGCTCTGCTTGAGCAGTTCTAGCGGCAATCGTAGCCGTGTTGCCTCTGCCCAAGCAGGGCCTTTTTTTGCTGCTCGTGATGCTATTCCTAGGAATCGGCTTTACGCGAAAGAAAAACCCTCCGAATCACTTGACGTGTCTCACCATTCGTCAATGTGAATCGTAGGGTTTATTGATTCAAAACCTTCGGTTTGCTGTTCTTTTAGTAGAGAAGCTCGAACGCCGCTTCGACTTCTTGAAATTTTGGATTGTCCAATTTGGCCGCTGATTCGATTAAGTCCATCGCCCACGCGTCGTCCTTGTACTTCTCTTTCAGTTCCGCGTAAATCTTCTTGTTTTCTTCCGTCATAGCCATTGTCCGTCCCTCCGTTTCTAACACTGTTTGTCTTAATTATACCATCAGAATCGACGTTCCTGTCAAGAACTGCATTAACTGCAATTCCTGCTGTTTTTTACCCTAAAAATAAAAAAAGTGGGACAAAATCCCTCAAAAAGCATAAAATTCACCATTACACAAAAACAGCACCCACGCGAAACCCGCATGGGTGCTTGATTTTTTAATGGAGCTACTGACGGGATTTGAACCTGCGACCTACTGATTACGAATAAATAGCGGTAAATATCACTGACACGGCTCAACCCCTTATATATCAAGGCTTTCGAGGTTTTCGAGAGCCTTGTTTTATTTGTCTTATTTGCCCTAATTTGCCCTATTTTTTCATATTGTTTGCAACCAAACTTGAACCACAAAGCAGCCTAGTTTGCGAATTTGCTAGGCTGCTCTTATAGTGGTTTCAATTCATTCTTCTCTTTTTGCTCTCATGCCCGCTATCCACAGGTCAAACACTTTGCCTTCCGCAGCATCGGGGTCGCACATATAGGCTTTGGCCATTCTGACGTGGTTATTCACATCATTCCCCAGAACTTCCGCAAAATCGCTATGCAGCATATTCATAACGTAGTACCAGTCAGCCTTACATTGAATCCCTTGCTGGTCAGCAAGTTGGCTAGTTTGCTCATACGTCCAATGTTCACCGCATGTGCCGTCAACATTTTTCATTTTAGATACTGCCTTTTTTGCCAGTTCTTCATCGAAGTGCTGGCCATAAGCCACACAATGCAGCTTATATGCAGTGTCCCAAAATAATCTCGGACAGCGACCGCGGATTTCCTCTAACGCTTCACAAACTATTTCTTCCATTTCCTTAATCTTTTCCGGGTTGGCGCTTACTTGCTCCCAGTATTTCTCTAGTTTGTGCATGGTGTCTGCCTCCTTATGCCATTTTTACAACACTCAGAGAAGCGTTGGTAATCGTGCCAGCGGCGGTCGCCTGTACTTGCAGCATGGAGTTGTTGTTAATTACGCAACAACTCGGCAAAACGCGAATCAGCGTAGCAAAGCTAACATTATATGTATCACCGGTTGCTCCTGTCACTGTCGCTTCCGCTCCCGGCACAGCCGCGCCATTGCGGACGAGCTGCAAGCCAATGTCGCCAGCAGCGGTCGGTGTTACGTCGGCGTTCAGTGTCACGAGATACAGGCCTCGAATCAAGTTCACGGCGTTGCTGCCAGCGACGTGTCCGATTGCCACGCCAGTCAGCAGATTATTGGTAGGAAAATTCACGAATCCGTTCGCTGCCACGGTTTGCGCAGCGGTTGTGACGGTTGTTAATGCGGATTTTTGATTGCAAATCATTTGTTTCACCCCTTTACGCAATAAAGGTATTTTCTCAACACCTTTAAAATTTATCGTTTTTTAAAGCAATAGGGACGGCTTGCACCGTCCCTAAAATACAGTGCAGTTGATGCACATATCTTGTCTTAACCTACATTGTAAGCGCAGCCACAAGCGCCAGCTACGTTAGCAGCGACGCTTTGATACGGACTAGATGTAATGTAAGCGGGCTGCGGGTAAGGTCTCAGTGTACCGATAAGGTTGGCGTTCTGAGCCTGTTGAGATAACTGGAAGTTAGCAGTCTGCAAATCACGGTCGCGGTCTGCGAGTTTGTCACGCAGGTCTTGAATCTGGTTGGCAATCAGCACTGCTCTGGTCTTTTCGCCGTCCTCTTTCACTGCGTTAACAATATCACAGGTGTTGCGCGCGTTTTCGTAACGTACTGCATCAATGTTGCGGTTAGTCTCGCAGCAGCACTGTTGCTGTGCAAAACGATTCTCCGCAAGCTGGTTGCCAAGCTGATAGCCTGTCTGCATAAGGTCGCGTTGAACACCGTTAAAGCCATTAAGCATAGTAGTGTTTTGGGCATAAAAGCCGTCACACAGGCCGTTCTGAACCCCGCGGATGCCGTCTTTGATGTCTTGCATGGAAAACTGGTCAGCAATCTGGTCGCGCGTCATAGAACCGTTCGCGAAGATTTCAGCACCCATGTTGCCGCGATTGTTCCAGCCGTTGCCCCAACCGCCCATCATTACGAAAATAATGAGAATCCAAGCCCACCAGCCGCCGCCGAAGCCCATGCAGTCGCCATAGCCGCGGTTCATGTCCATTACAGGTACTACACCTGCGCCACCGTTTTCTAAAGTCATTATTGTTCACTCCTTTCGGTGAAAATATCTTATAACACCTTGTGCGCATCAAAGTGTTAAGCCAAAATTAGATAGCATCTGGCGAAGCTGTTCGTCGCTCATGCCACGTTGCTTCGCAAGATTGCGTACAGTTTCTTTCAACTGCATCTCGTTTTTGCCTTGGCCCATCTGCATAGCGCGCCCCATCATGGGGTTTTGCTGTGCCATTTGCGTCAGCATCTGCATAGGATTACCGCTGTTCTGCAACATCGCCATTATTTGCATCGGGTTCATGGTTCATGCCTCCTAGCTGTTTCTCTAACTTATCCACACGTTGAATCAAGTTATCCACACAACTTCGTTCAGCGTATACAACTTGCTTCTGCTCCTGCGGATTGCTTAATTGGTAAACTCTGAATACAGGCAGCCCGTTGAGGTCAATAGACTTCTCGTAAATCTTTCCCTCTGCCGGGCATGGGAAGAAGGTGCTGCTGCCATCAAGGTCTATCTGCGCAGCCTTTGCTTCATCTATACCAGTCACTACTCTACCTTTTAACGCTTGCGGCATCTGGCTCATAGGCATTTGCGGTTGCTGATACATCTGCATCTGCTGCTGCAAATAATTTAATCGCTGCTGCATCTGCGGTGCAGCTCCTGTATAAGGATTTGGTGCGTATTGTTGTCCGTACATTGTTCTCACCTCACACTTATATTTTGCGATATTTCCGTAAATTTGTTCTATCAACATTCCCTCATCATTCCGACATTTGTTTTTCACCATTCGGGAATAACGTGATTTTATCTTGAATAGTGTTGCATTATTCAAGATAGCGTGATATAATGTTCTCAACGAAGCAAAAGGAGGTCGTTTAAATGAAAATTACAGAAGCTGATATTAAGTATGCTAAAGTGCGTCCCATAAACGATTGGGCTAAGAACACGCTCTGGGGGCCAGCTCCCTTTCCGGAAGGGTTCATTCCTATCTTGGCAATCACTAATGTTGGCAGCCCTTGTTGGGGAATTTTGATGCGTTCGAGAGTTGGTCGATTCGTGATAGCGACTAATGGTGCCTACCGCACCATCAACGACAACTTTGCGATGGAGCTAATGAACAAAGCTCATGTCGATGATACATGGGAATGTGGCTCTTGGGGTGGCGCTCGCGAAGGAGCTGGCCGACCAAAAGAGTTGCCCGATGGTGCAAAACGCAGAAGCATCTCCTTGACAGACGATGAACTTGCTTTTGTAAAAAACTGCCTTGAAAAATACCGTCAAGAACATAACGTATAAAAAATAAGCCCTTTAGGCGCACGATACAAAGTCGTACACCTAAAGGGCTTCGTTTTATCCTAGATTTCAAAACACGTAAAACAGACTCATATGCAGCAGCAACATCACGTTCAACAGTCTTATCGGAAATATTCATTTCCATACCAATTTGGTAGTTCATCAGTCCGTCGACAAATCGCTTCTCACAGACAACGTATTGCCGAGGACTGACTTTTGCTTCGTGCAGCACGGCATAAAATTCTTCTCGCGTCGAATTGTGTAGCCAGTCCCTTGCACGCTTTTTGAAATCATCCATATTATGTTGCGATTGCCACCGCTAAAGCGCCGCCTAGCAATACCCATGCTATGTTGCGCTGTGCCTTAATTATTTGTTGCTGCTTTTTTACCTCTTTCTCGTACAGTGCTAGCGATTTGTTTGCAGTCTGCAATAGCAGCTCGTTGCTGCTCGATTGTTGCTTCAATGCTGTCAGCTCTGCTTGCAGCTTCTCGGTTTGCGCTTGCGCTTCGTTCAAGGCTGCTTGCGACTTCGCCAGCTCTGTTTTCAGCGCTCTGCAATCCCTCGCTAATTTGATGTTGCTGGCTGATAGCTGCTCCAATCTCGTGTCTAACAGCGTCAGCTCCGTTTCTGTTATCGTGTACTCTGCTTCCTGCGCTGAAGCTGAACAAGATACCAATGCATAAGAAGATAGCAAGAGCAATAAACAAAGAGCGATTGTTTTTAATAAATGTTTTAAGTTCATTCATCGTTTACCTCATGAGATACAACTGGGGACAATTTGTCCCCAGTTAAAAGGGAATTATAAACTGAAACAACGAAGCAATGTTCCTAACGCAAAACCCAACACAAGTCCAACCAGAAATTTCTTGTCAGTGACATACTCTAAAAACTTGTCAACTTTCTCCATCATCGTCTACCCACCTCGCTTTCATTAATGCAATCTATACCATTCGGCGTTGCCGCGGATGTCTTGCATTTTATTATAGAGATTTTCGCCCGGACAGGCCGTAGCGATTAAATCTCTGTGTCCGACTACAATATCGCTGGAAGCAATAAGTCCGTAAATGTTACACAGCTCAGCTATAAGCTGAGACAGAGAATTTAGCTGCGCTTCCGTAGGTTCTGCAATGTCAAAATTGCCACACACATGGATGCCAATGGTATCTCTGTTTCTGCCGTAAGTATGCGCACCAACGGCCCATCTGGGTCTGCCTCGCTCCACTGTGCCGTCCTTGCGGATGACATAATGGTAGCCGATGCCAGCCCAGCCTTGAGCCTTATGTGATGCGTGAATTTCGGCAGCAGACAAATCATCGTCTGACGGGTCGCCTGTGTGATGTACAACAATCATGTTTGTACTCTGGCGCTCGTTCAAACTGTCAAAATTTAAATCTGTTTCAACGACGTTCGTGTTTCTCACCGTCCTTTTCGTCCTCAAACTTGTCGGGTATGCCGTTGCCGTTTACATCGACAAAACACCCGGCAATAAATGTCACGAAGCCAATCATAGCGGGGCCTATCATTTCTTTTATTATCGCCAGCAAGTCGCTCATTATGATTTTGCCGAACCACGCTTGGTAGCACCACGCTGCGTAATACGTCAGCACTAACAGTACCACCAAAGCGAAGTACGACATTATCATCCATTTAATAGGCGACTGCATATCGCTGACTTTGTTCTTTGCTACCTCAATATATTTTCCGAGATAGTCCTTGAACTTGCTGAACATCAGTCATCAGCACCTTTGGAACAGCAGCACTTGCGAACGTCGTCGACCTCTCTTTTAACCTCTTGATAGCGCAGCAATAAGGAATTTAACTGTTCCTCGGTAGTGGCCTGTGCTACACGAATGTCGTTTATAACCTTGGTCAGTTCTTTCACCGCAAGTGTGTTGTTGTCAATGCTCTGATGCAGTGCATCGTTCTCAACTCTCTGCGGTTGAACAATCAGCCAAGCCCCCGCAAACGCCAGCCCGCTAATCAAAAAGCTCAGTAACTCTAAGTCCATTTTTCACCTCTCAGAAAATAGTTTGAGCCACCGCGCAAGCAGTGGCTCTTTTTATATACAGCCGTTCCTAGGTAACGGCTCCCCCGACTTAAATGTCAAATTTGTCGCCATATTTTTTCAAGCAAAGCTGTGCGACTTTTTGCTGCTTTGCTCGGTTTTTATCAACCAGCATCCTCTTTTGCGCTGGGGTGTATTTTGGGTTTGTTGTAATATCTCTAATCTCTTTTTGGAGCTTGGAGATTGTGTTTGCCGCAGTATTAACGCCAGATACAGCGACGGTGGGCTTGCCCTTCTTGCCGTAACCAGCCTGCCATTTCGCAGATGCCTCTTTGAGCTGATAGAAGTCATTCATGGTTCGGGTGAGGTTCATGTCGTTGACAACGAAGTCACGGACGAACGCCATTTCTGAAAGCTTCTTTTCTGGCAGATTGCGTTTTTCGGCAATCAACAAGTCTGGAGCTTGCCATAAGAACATGCCCATAGTGCCTGTATAGCCGCGCCAGAGGTTGTCGATTTTTACCGGAGATAATTTCATGACCGGGTTGTCACCCAAAGCCTTACTCATTTCACTGGTATAGGGGCCATACTGCAATTCATCCGGAAGGCGCTCCTGTGACTTGCTCACAATGGGCTTGCCACGGAAGAAGGAGTAATTGGCAATCCACTCAATCAACGGCAAAGCTAAAGTGGGAATGATACCCGGCGTTAATGCGTCTCGCACTTGGCTGCACCAATTTGCCATAGCCTTCGGGTCTTGACCATTGGCCGTATCGAGCATAGCTTCCGCACCAGAGCCAAACAGAATACCAGCTTCTTGTGGTTTTGGGATGCGAATACCATTTGGCAATATCCAGTTGGTCATCTTGATGTTCGGGTCGAGTTCCTTATACCAATCCTCATCATGATTCCATAGCCACAGCACTACTGACGGCAGAACTATATAGGTGCCGATGCGGAGCAAAGTTCTTCTTGGGTCAGCCTTGTACAATCTGTACAGTTTATCACCGCCTTGAATACATGCGTTGAAGAACGGCACCATGCGATTGATTTGCTGGCCCGTAGCGCCACTACGGCCAAAGTTTAGAGTAATCTCCACTGCGTCGTAAGCGGCTTGGTCTACGCTCTTGCCTTTCTCTCTCGCCCGCATGAACTCGCCCATACGGGTGCCAGCTTCGGCAAGGTTGCTAATCCATTCCAGACCTTCTATCGGTTTGTGGAATATACCTTTGATAATATCTAGCAAGCCAAGCTCCTGCCATTTTTTGCCACCAGCCATGCTTTCAAGACTACGCATAACTGATTCGCCGTCACCATAGAAGTTAGACGAGATAACGCCACTTGCATTGAACTCGCTTCTCAGCTGCTGATTATTGAGCAATGCGTTCATGCCGCGAATACTGTCATAAATTGGAATGAAGCCGTTCTTGGAGGCGATTCCTGCAAACAATGTATCACGAATGAGGTTGCGAAGAATAAAGGACGGAGACATTGTAGAGCCAGTCCTCAGCCATTGAGCTGGCTTGGTCAGTAGAGCCATTTCGATTTTCACCAACGGCTCTACCGCAGCAGTAATAGCCGGGTACATCTCAGGGATTGTCTGATAGGAGTGCTTCTCACCGTTGAACATTACCGTAAAGATGCAGTTCTTGGCATCGCCGCTATTGCCCTTAACCTCCTTGATATAGTCGTCGAGCTTGTATTTATTTGCCTGTTTAACGGCATACTGACCAACCCTGTTGCGCTCTGCCTTCTGTGTCAATGCGTTGATAGATGTAACAATAGTTCTGAGTGGCGGCACTATGTCGCGTTCGGAACCTTCGCTGCTACGATTCTTTAACGGGTCAGAGACGTTCGCTAGACCTTTGCCAGAGTTAATCTGGTCGATAAAACTGTCAACAGCAGCGGTGTCGCTAAAATCACGCATCAGTGGGCAATAAGCCTTGTAACGAGATTTGGTTGCTAAGTATCTGTCACCAGTAATTAAGCCAGTGTTATACAGAATATCCAGCATGTTGTCAGTAATGCCTTTGAACATCTTGGCGTATTCTTTAAAACCGGCAGGAGCTTCTTTGATGACCTGCCGAATTTCCCGCTCAGTCATACCGCCCGGAAATTTATAAGGTTCAAAGATAGGTTTATCACCACGCGAACCTTTCTTTTCCCACTCGGCTACACTGCGGTCATAGTCAAGTCTGTGATTCTGCGCGGACTCCAACAGGCTTCTGGCAACCAAATAATTTTCGATTGCACTGATGTGTTCTTCAAGTTCCGCTTTGCCTTGCGGATTAGTAGATTTAACGTAATTGGTAAATCGACCAGCCTTCATATCTGTGCCGATTTTCTCCATGAGCATCTGCAAGGAAACCATGTTCTTGATGCCATATTTATTCGCTGCCTGTTTCAACTCATCTGCATTGCCTTCTAGCAGAGCCATTGCCATGCCAGAAGCGCTGTTTGCGGCCATGTTCATGCGACCAAGGATGGTGTTAGCTCCGTCGATTTTCTTGCCGCTCGCCTTTGCGATTGCGTCATCGAGCAGATGCAAAGCGTCATACTTGTCAACGAAGTGTTTGTAGAATTGGCTCTTGGCATTGACTATCCACTCTTTAACCTTTTGGGTTCTGGTCTTGGGTTCCTCTCTGGCAATTCTGGAGCCGAGCTTCTGCGCTGCATTTGCGGGTTTTTCGCCCTCATGGCGCTTATTGACGTACTTTCTGGTCGGAAGTTTTTCTGTTACTTCTTTAACCGCTTCAACGCCGTTTTTGCCACGGACGATAGTTACACCGCCAACTTCATAAGAATCAATCTTGCCCGCTTTAAAATCCTTGCGGAGCTGACGCAACTCTTGAGCACGAATCTTGGCACGCTCTTTCTGAGCTTCGCCCTTCTGCTTCAAGTATTCGCCCAAAGCCTTCTGATGCTCGTTCATAATAGCGGTAATTCTGTTATCGCCAGCACCAGCAGCATAGGCTTCCTCTAGCTTATTCTTATAGGCTTCGTTGATGCCTGTGATGCCCTCGTCTTGAGAACGAGGTTTAGAGCGAGCAGAGTATTTCGTTCCGCTATTCGCAGCTTCCTGTTCTTCAAGAAGTTTATCGCGGTACTCCAGCGCTCTGCCGTAGTTGTCATCGTCCTCAGAGAGTGATTCAAATACGGGCAATGCGTCTAATTCTTCTTGGGTACTAGCTGCATATTCCTTGTTTTTAATCTTGCGTGTAGCGGTGGCAAAGTCGTCGCCGTTTGTCATTAAAACATAAACATCCGGGCGCTCATCCAACAAGATTTGTTCCTTCGGGTTTACCGCGGTACCATCGGAGTTTTTCTCAATATACTTGTCAGTAAAAGGTATCCTTCCGACAACTTTAAAGCCAAGCCGTTCATACATTACCAGTAGTGCATCGCCAAAACAGTCCATTTTTTTGCCGCCCAAAGCTCGCGCCATAGTAATGATGCTATCAACAGCCTTTGTCGCCCGCTTGGACGGATGTTTAAATACAGCGGTGATATTACCATCCTCCTGCACGGCACACCCGACTAAACCGTCTGCGGTCATAGCCACCTTGGCGTCCTTTAACCCCTCTGGACTTTGAGAATCAACGAACGCCCCGTGGGGGTTCGCTTCTTTGGCTGCGTTTAATGCAATAGAAAAACCCTCCAAATCACTAGACGCATCTTGCCATTCGTCAACGTGAATTGTAGGGTTTATTGTCTCAAATTTTTCAGATTGTTGGCCTGTCAATAAAGAAGGTCGAACACGTCCCTTAACTCCTTGAAGTTTGGGTTGCGGCGCTCGGCTATCGTTTTGATTATATCTAGTGCTTCCGCGTCGTCCTTGTACTTCTCTTTCAGTTCCTCGTAAATCTTCTTGTTTTCTTCCGTCATAGCCATTATTCGCCCCTCCGTTTCTAGCGCTATTTTTCTTAATTATACCACCAGAATCAGTGTTTTTGTCAAGATTTTTCTCTCCCCAAACCTCGCCAAGCTCAATTCTACGCGCTAAATCGTGGAAGTTATCAACTTTCTCGAACATCGCTTGGGCTTTCTTGATGAAATCATAAACCTTGCGCATGAGCTTTGCTACCAATCGTTGCAGCTTGTTTTTGACAAGAATCATTCTACCCCATGCGGTCTTTTGCAGTTCGGTTTCATGCAGTTTAGTGAACAGAGCAGCCTTTCTGCCAACGCGGTTGGCTCTCAGTATCATTCTGCCCCATGCGGTCTTTTGCAGCTTCTCGGTTTCGGATTTGGTGAAGTCGGTGATGTAACCGTGCTCGCGAGCAGACACGAAGTTGCGCACTGCATCAGCAGCGATTTCTTCTTCGTTGCTCTTGAGGCCGTACTCATCGGCAATCTTCTTGGCTCTATCAAACAGAATGTCTTTCTCTTTCTTGCTCAGAGCCAAAGCAATCGCAGCATGAGTAGCTTCGTGAGCCTCAGTGTTCTCTCTGGAATCCAAGGAAACGCTGATGATACCCTCAACGTCGGAACTGTACATTGGGCGATAGTAACCCTCAATAGTCATGTCGGTGCCGTCTGCTATACCGTGCTCTTTTCTAGCGCGCTTGGCTTCCGCATCGTTTATGAGAATCTTATTCTGAATATCAAGGGTGAATTTGTTGCCGCCTTTGGTAGTGATGGTGAATGTGCCGTTGTCGTTGGCTTGAATGTCATCCGTGCCGAAGAGCTTCTTGCACTTTTCGAGAATTTCATTACGAGAACGCAGGAGTTCGTTTTGGTGCTTGCGGATTGCAGCATCGTATTGACGCTTGATAGCAATGGAGTTTTCGTCCCAAACTACAAAAGCCTCACCATCGAGTCCGCCCCAATAATGGATACCCTTAATACCGTGTTTGAGCAATTCTTTTGAGGCTTTTGCTGCTGCGGCAAGATTGATTTCCATTCTGTGATGCCAACTGCTATAAACAAGACAGTTTTCTCCACCTAATGCTCTGCCAAGCATTTGGTAAATGTCATAGCCGGTCTTTCCTTTTAATTCGACGCGCGCATCTCTTGTCGGAGAAACCTCAAAACTTCCAAGTTCGTAGTTTCCTCTAAGCGTCAATCCTCGCGTAATATCCACAATATATCCGCGGATGATTTCATCTAAACTCAGCTCGTCGTCCTCTATTTGCGCCAACATACCAACAGAGTCAAATTTTTCTTCATCCTCTTTGGATAGTCCTTCAATCCCTTTTTCTCTAAGAGTAGCAGTGGCTTTAGCGATTTCGCTGGAAATTATTTCCCACAAAGCATCATCCAAGGGAGCTAAACGCTCGAAAAAATAGCTATACTCTTTCCCTTTTATGTCTTCGTTGTACTTTTGGAGTTCGTTTATTATCTTTTGGTATGTTCTCTCGAAAGATTCATGCCCCAAAAGTTTTTTGAGAAGTTTTATGCTCTTGTTCCAGCCCTTTGTGGGGCCTTCTTTACTTGGTAATTTCTCAAAAACTCTTTCCAAGGCCTTACGCACTCTGAATGGTTGTTTCTCGAAAACATCATGCTCGTTCAGCAAAACGTCGTTTTCTGGGATGTCAACATCTAAGAGCGAGCCAGCTTCCTTTGCTTTGCTAGTATCGAGGTCTTTGAGCGCACGCAAAGCGCTTTTCGCTATTTGGAGAGTTGCTGTAGCCTCTTGGTAAACTGCAGTCTCGTTTTCGGTTAGTGAGTGCATATTTTCCAGACGCTCTATTTCGTCTGAAATGTTGTTTTGATAGGCGCGCAACCAAATTGATGCACGTTCGAGATTTCCGTTTGCTTCTTGGCACGCTCTAAGCGCGATTATCAAAGAGGTAGACGCAACTCTTTTTACCGCATTATTATCCTCAAACAGTTTGTCGCTATCCTCTATATTCCAAGAAAAGGTTTCACCTGTTACTGAGTCGACAATGGTTACTTTGCCGTCCCACTCGCGTTCTCTTAGGTTTTCCCGGTACCTCTTTTGAGAAACCCACTGCTTTTTAGCAAAGTACAATCCGTATCCATGTGCGGCACCGCCCTCGCCAGTACCAACTCTACCAAGTTGAAGATTACCTATAATGATATGTGGAGAGCCGTGCCACGCAGCTTGGTACAGAGCCTTGCCAAGTTTGGATTCGCGTACAGAGAATTTAACCTCTGCCTTTTGGTTAGCCTCGTGCAAAGCTGTGTCCAGTGCCTTTTGACGTACAGCTCCGATTTTGCTGTCGCTGTCATAAAACTCGACATGAAGCCCCGCGTCCATCATAGCTTTTACTTCTTTAGTATCCGCATATTTTTGTGGCACAACAGCGGCTTTAAAGTCTCCGAGGTTGACGCTTCGTTGACTCTTGGCTTCAAAATATTCGGTTTTAACCAGTTTTTTTACACTATGGAAAAGGTTCAAAGCTCGCTCGTTAGGTAAAGCGTTAACAAGATTAGGATTTTCTTCAAACGCCTCTTTGCCGACAAGTTCCTCCATTAAGTGTCTTTCGGACGGGTCGTCAGAATTAATGACTTTCGCAATAGCAATCAAAGCATCGTCGCCAACTTTGTCGTAATTGCTTCTTATGGTCGGGTTGTCAAAGTCCCTTGAAAGGCTGGCAGACGCTTTGTGCATATCATCCACAGACTTAAACTCTCTGGCTACAAATGCCAAAAATTGTCCGTAGGTCATTCTTTTTCCTTCTGACCAGTGCGCTCTGGGATATGCTTGCTTTAACATGTAGCGTTCCAGGTTTTCTGTCGTAAAAGGAACATCTTTGCCTTCAACCGGATTGAAAAAATAACTTTCACCGTCGATTATTTTCTCTTTTGGAATCGTCGGTGTCCAAGCATCGCGCTCATAAGCTTTCGCTGCTCCTGTGCTTGGGTCGATAAGCTCTTTATCACCAATCAAAGTTATTTCTCCGTAGTTGCTGTATGGCTCTCCGTCACGAATAATCGCAAGGCTTGGCGACACAAACGTACCATTTGTTTTGCCAAAGATAACGTCGCTAAGAGATTCCATGGTCAAATTGTGCAAAGCTACAAGTTTTGACGAATCTCTTGTCTTGTTAACATACCGCTCGTTCGGTTGAGTGACTTTCTTTGCCGCGGGAGCTGCGGCTTTCGCCTTTTCGTTAGCAGCGCCTATTCGTCTAGTCAATTCTTCTTTGAAGTCATTATAAGCATCAAGCACCGCTTCCGCTTCTTTCTTGCTGAAGTTATCAGGGGTTTTGCGAAGCTCGTCTGCTTTGTCGAGTAATTGAAAGTTCTTCTGAGCGTCGACCTTGCCAGTTTCCTTGTCGAAAACATCATCAATTTCGGCTTTTAAGGCATCAAATTCTTTTACTCTTTGCTCTGCACTCTTTCCTGCGGCAGATGCTACGTCAGAAGGTTTTTCTTTAGCCTCTTTTTGAATAGCCTTTTCTAGCTCTTTACCAGCCTCCTTAAAGGCATCTTCTGCTGTGCCAAGGTTGTTGATTTTTTTAAGAGCCTGTGCCAACCTGTTCATGTATTTGGTAATAGCGTCTAGCTCTTTTTCTGTCGCTTTGGTGTAGGTTGTAGTCAAAAACTCATGAAACTCGCTATCCTCATCCTTTGAGTATTCAGAGATAAGCGAATCAAGAGTATCCTCGTCATCGAAGTTATTGATAAGGTCGAGAGCCATTGCGTCGAGCACATAAGAATCTCCGTCGTCTTCCATTGGAGTGTTATATTCAACAATAACATCCTGTTCTTCTTCGTTAAAGGTATTTAGAATATTATTGGCCAACTCCGCGGTAATAGTTTCGTATCCGAATGTATCGCTTTCGACATTACCGTTCTCGTCCACCGGGCGCAGGTTCATGGCGTTGTTTATGTAATCGTTTACCTTGGCGGTTCCACCATCAACCTTCGCTTTTGCTTCCTTCGCCTCAGCTTGGATTTCTGCCAGTTCTATCGCCTTTTGAGCCTTGCTTTTTGCTAACCGCAAAACCATCCTTTGGGTTTCTGTATACGGAGTGCTACCGGGATTACTGAGATTATCGGCTGTTTGCACAAGACTTTTCTTTTTCAGCGAAATATCTTCACCGCTCATTTCAAACAAGGATTTAATAAAATCTACAATCTTCTCAAGCTTATCTTTGAGCTTGTCTTTAGTTGTAGGTTTTTTCTTTTCCTCTTTTTTGTTCTGGGCATTTGCGTTAGCAGCAGCCTCTCTCTGCTTACGAAGTTCTTCTTCTCTGGCTGCTTTAGCTGCTGCGGCTTCTCGACGAGAATGTTCTGTACTCAGCTTCTTTACGTAATCGCCGTACACGTCTTTAATCTCGCCTTTTTTAAGATCCCCGACACCGATGCTGCTTAATTTATCTACAAGCTCATCTCTTACTTTTTTAAGGGCATCCTCTGCCGTTGTATAATCGGCTTTTTTGTCGCCCATGTAATCGTCAAAAATTTTTTTCGCTTTGTCTTTGGAGCCTTCAATGGCCTCTGCTCTCGCTTGAGTTTTAGCATTTGCAGCGTCAGTGTCATTTTGAGCAGCAACGGCTTGCAGCTTCTTCTTCATCTCACTGAGATATTTTTTTACCTTATAAGGCTTTGCATTTGCTTCGTCGGCGGGCAGAATAGCAAATGGAGTGTCCTTGGTGTAAATTTGAACCAAGGTACTCAATTCCTCGATGGCCTCTTTTACAGGTAGCTCTCCATCTTCGTACTTTTTGTAGATAGAGTCGATGATTTCTTTTAAGCGTTTAGAATTATACTCTTTTGCCGCAGGTCTATCTTCAGCAGCCTTAATATTGCTGATTGGCTGAAAAATGCCGTTGTCATCTTTGAAGTCTGCGTATCTTTCCGCAATATTCTCGACAGTAGCAGGCTCGGATGTGTCTTTGATTTGGCTATTTCCTGCTTTGGCTGGCTCGGAAGGCTCGTCTGGTGTTGTGGTTTGCTCGCCGCCATCCACGTCACTCGCGGGATTCTCAACATTCTCATCGCCACCATCTGCACCGGGTTCTTCCTTAAAGGAGAGTAAAAATTCTTCCGCCTCGTCGATGTTTGCAAATTCGCCACCATCAACAAACATGCCATTGGCAGTCCGAAGCTCTATGCTCACATCACCGTCCGGGAGAACTTCTATTTCTGCTGTCACAGCTCCGTTTATAGGTTTGTCTATTGTGTAGCTGTGATAAGTTCCGTTGTTATTTCCTTCTGGGTTGGTTTTCCAGTCGCCGATTTGAGATTTGAAAACGACTTCATCTCCGTCATAAGTGTTTGCTCGCTTAGATTTGAGATATGTTTTCAAGTCGTTTTTGTTTTCGACGGAAACGACATCATCACCATCCATTTCGTTTGCGTCTTGTAAATAAACGTCAAAATACTCAACGTATCCCCTGTCGTCTCTAACCGCTTCCACATGAGCACGAGTGCCGCCCAATGCGTTCCTCGACCCCTCTGGCAGTGAATAATACGCTTCATCTTTCGCTATATTATCACCATCTAACACCCAATCTCCTATTTTTTGAGGAAACAAATTGTTGTTGACGATATAGCTCAGCAAAATTGCTTTGTTGCTAAAGTTTTTCCATTCAGCTCCGATAGCTCCTTTTTTCCCATGCTTTACTCTAAGGCCTTTAATATCCACCACATATCTGTCGGTTATGCCATCATGGCCGTAGACAACATACAAAGGATAACCTTTGTACTCGCCGTCCAGTTTAGCGTCGCCAAGGTTGTTAGGAAGAGTATTATTGTTTTCTTTACCGCCATTATCGTTGCCGTCATCACCAGCGTTATCGGGAGTTTGCTCTACACCGTCAGTAGCAACGTATTCCGTAAGCTCCGCTTCGTTGTCAAACTTCTTCCATCTTGCTTTGCCGATTTCCTTGGCACTCTTTTTGACACGCAAGCCTTCAAAGTCTACAAGATATTTGACACCGTTTTCGTCCTTATATAACGCAAAACCTTTATACATGCTGTCGAGCTTCTTGTTACCAATTTCCTTGGGAGGCTCTTTGGTATTCTGCGTGTTATCTTCGCCGCCGTTACCTCCTTGATTATCCGCAGGAGTTGTGGAAGCTGTAGCCGCAGGAGTTACTGGAGTTACTGGAGTTACTGGAGTTACTGGAGTTGCAGGAGTTGCAGGAGTTGCAGGAGCTGCAGGAGCTGCGGGAGTTGCAGGAGCTGCAGGAGCTGCGGGAGTTGCAGGAACTGTAGGAGTTGCAGGAACTGTAGGAGTTGCAGGAACTGTAGGAGTTGCAGGAGCTGCGGGAGTCTTAATCAAAGCGCCCGTGTTGTCTGCAATGCCAGCTTTGATTTCGTCATAGCGTTGTTGAAGCGCATTAGGTATTGATACGCCAAACTCTCTCGCAGTGTCGACAAGATTAATAACATTATTGCCTTTAACCGCAGCTTCTAATTTAGCGGCTTCGGTCTTATTAGGTGCCTTGCCGTTCGGCTTCTTTATTAAATACTGTTTAAGGGTATTTAGAGTTTTGGTTATATTACCCTTTACGACATTCTCGTGCCTTCTGGACAGTTCGTTCTTATCATCATCGCTAAGTGCCCAAGATTCAGCGCCGTTAAGAGCTACATCGAGTGCCGCAAGCTGTTTAGCAGGAGTGAATTTATTGAGGTCGGCAGCAGCTCTTTTATCTCCTTGAATTGCTAAACGTGCAAGAGCAATAACATCGGGCGAATCGTTCACCCATTTCTTTAAATTAAGGTCGCTCTGAGCTTTTACTGCGTTAAAAGACTTGCCGTCATCAGACACAAGTGCCTGTTCTGCTGGTTTTCCTTTACTTAAAGTAGCCAACAAAGATGCTTTGCGGCTTTCAATGAAAGCTGTAGCTGGTTCGTGTTTTAGCGGTTGCTGCACTGGTTGCTCAACAGAAGCAATAGGAGCAGTTGGTTGCTGCATATTAGTTGCTGCGTTTGCTGGCTTAGTAACATCGCCACCGACAGATGGGGCTGGGTTTCCATTAGCCATTTGGTCTACCGCGGCATTAACACCAGCGTTTGCGGTCTGTAGCTGCTCATCGGGGGTAGATTCTGGAGTAACACTAGGTTCTTGCACCGCTTGCTGTGACGGATTCTGCCAGCCGAATTTCATAGCAGTATTTTTAATCAATTCAGCGTCTCCACTGGAATTAACCGCATCTATTTCGTTGCGCTGTTCGTCACTAAGCGACGGATTTTCATAAAGGCTATCGAGATATTCTTGTGCCTGTGCAATATCATCGTTCATTGGTTGTACTTCGGGCTGAACCGATTGCGGTGCCTCAACAGCAGTCTGTTCTTGTTCGCTCTTGCTGTTAAGATAGTTGCTGCCAGCTCTCATCGCAGCGTTGCCGCCGCCGATAGCCAAGCCGCCTACGCTGCCTACAGCAGCCTGTTGCAATGCTTCGTCGCTCCACTGTAAAGGGTTTACTACGCCGAATAAACTCTGTTTGCCTTGCGCATATTCATGGGTGGATTGCTGCATGCCTTCTTCCCAAGCGTTTTGTAAGCCTTCGCGAGTAACGCTGCCCAAAATGGCCATCATACCCTCTTTGCCGATTTTCTTGCCGCCAGCCTTCTCCGCTTCCTTCAAGAATAATTTGCCTAAGCCAGCAGATTCAAAGGTGTTGCTTAAACCGAGCAGAGGCATCTGCAATGCGCCTACGATAAGAGCCTGTTTGCGCGCTTCGTCGATGTTCGCGCCGCTTTCCAGCGCTTCCGCACCAGCGTTGCCCATTTCAGAGGAAACTTCAACGGGGGTTTTCAAAATATTCAAAGCATAGAGCTTGCCCATAGGGCCGTTTAAAACTTGTGCAAGTTTCGGCATACCCATTTTGGTCGCAGCCTTGCCCATGCCGTTTGTAATTGCTCTAGTCATAAACGCAGTTCTGACAGCAGCGCTAGAAGGTGCGGCTGTACCAGCGGCAGCAGCTCTTGCGGCAACGAGAGCTGCTGCTCTGCTTCCTACACCTAAAGCACCAAGAGCTGCACCACCTGTAGCTATAGCCGCAGCGGTTTCTGCGCCGAGGACAGCCGAAGAGCCGAGCATATTGGCAACGTCATATGCCGCACCCTCGCCATTAGTCCAGTAGTCGCTGGCGAATGGAATCATATCTGCAATAGTATATTCTTTTTTGCGGGCGTTGTTCTGCATAGATTCGCCCAACGCATTGGCTGTGGCACCGTCTCCGATGCCCATCAAGTTGCTCAACTGCGCTTGACCTTGCAGCACGCCCAAGGCACCGGATTTAAAGCCTCTGGTAAAACCCCAACTGTCATCTTGAGGCATACCTTGCTGCGCTGTTGGCAGCGCGCTTTCGTCGAGGTTCATCTGTTTCATATAAGAATCGGCGTATTCGTGTGCTGGCATGTTGCCTAACTTTCGCATACGCTCGGAAAAGTTTTTGTACCCTTCACTTGGGTTTTCGTAATCAAACATCATGTTCCTCCTAGTGCTTTTTAACCCAGTTTGCAACGTCCGTTAGCTTAAAGTTATTCCACTCATCTCCCAAGGCTTCTAGAGATGCCAATATGCCAGTATGTCCGTTGGCGTTTGGAACTTCCTCTGGCTCTGGAGTAGATGCCGAAGTATTGTTGCTCAAAACATTGTCAAATTCTTCTCTGGCACCCTCGCCATCAGAGTTTTCCATATCTCCGTATGTATCTCTAAGCCACTTATCTACGGTTCGTTGCTCATCCTCGCCGAGACCACTATCAAAGTAAATCCAGTTGCGGGCTTCATCATAAGTCAGTTCACCGTTGCCAATAGCTTTTTGGAGTCCAGCCTTAACCACACTAGCTGGAACAACATAATTATCGCCAGCCATGTAACGGTCGTAAGCCGCCAATGTATTAGTGGCGGATTGTTTCATTTCTGGACTGGCGTTCGGATTCTCTAAAACGCCTCTAGCCCACTCTACGCGCTTGTCCCATGTTGGGCCTTTGCTCGAAGAACCGCCGCCAGCAGCGCTTCTGCTTCTACCACCGCCAGAACCGCCGCCATAGCCGCCTCTGCCGCCTCTGCTACCTCCGCCGCCACCGCCGTAGCCATACGAAGGCGCTTTGCCAGCAATGTAACCCATATTCTGCAAATCTTTCTGAGAGTAACGAGTATCGCCTGTTTCGAGGAAATTCTTGGCTTCCTGTTCAGAATAGCCACGGTTTTTCATTAGCATCTTAACAGACTGGTCGTATTTATACTGCTCCAAGAAGTCGCTCTGGTTGCGTTTGAACTGACCAGACAAGCCTTCCGCTAAAGCCGGATTCAACTGACGCATCCTTGCGTATGTCAATGCAGAAGCATCAATCTGACCGCTTTGCACTTGCTGTTTGTAAAGGTCATACAAGGCATTGAATTGCTGTGCGTTGTTTTGCTCGACCTTGTTTGCAATGTCCGGTTCGATAATCTTCATTACCTGCTCAATCTGGTATGGTGTTCTGCCGTTTTTTAACATTTCCGAACGGGCAATAGCCGAAAGACTTTCTTTGCTAAGAGGAATGTTGCTCAGATTCGCATTAGCAATCTGACCTTTCGCTGCAAGAGCTGTAGCGGTAATGGTGCGCTTATCTTCTTCGGGATTGTCAGTGCCGCTGTATTTTTGCACAACATAGTCCTGCTTCTCTGCTTTTAAATCTCGTGGGGCCTCAACCACAGGAGCCGCAACGCCTTGTCCGTTAGCGGATGCGTCTGAGGAAGGGGTTGTCTGTGGCTGAGGCTGAGAAAAATTTGCAGACGGCACCTGCTGACCGTTAACAGTTAAATTCTGCGGCTGATACTGCTGCGGAATACTGCCTGTTGCGCTAATGGCTGCGCTTTGTGGCTGAGCAAAATCCATAGAACTGATTGTGCCGCCTTGAGGCGCTGCTACGATGCCTTGACCAAAATTCAATCCATTTGCGCCAGCTCCGATATTGCCAGCGTTTTCGTAACCAGTGCCTTGCTGCTGATGAAAACGTCCTGCGCCGCCGGGCAAGGCTAACTGCTGGTCTCCGAGGGTTACGTTGCCGCCAAAAGCTCCTGCTGTGTCTTGTCCTTGTTCTGCGCCTTGTCCTTCCATCAACGCTTTCGTTGCGGCATTTATGGCTTCGGTACTTTCATCAATACCCTTCTGAGTGCCTCTGCGATTATAGTTCTGCCCCCAGATTGCTCCCAATAAACCGCCAAGGTTATAAAAAATATCATTGCTGCTTGAGCCTGTCGAAAACCCTGTGCTCGGGTTAACCCTAACTCCGTAGTTGGGGTTCATTTTCATTCCGTATGCGCCATAACTCATTCCGTATCACGCTCCTTACCATTCGTTTGTTGCGCCCTTGGCGATAAAGCCGTTAGCGCAATACGTGTTAACGCCCGTCAGCTTCATGTCGTAAACTTTTCTGTTGCCGTTGAAAACAACGCCTTTAACTTTACCGACGTTCTTTAAATTGTCACCGATGCGCAGCATTGCAACATCGCGCCATGTACCATCAGCTTTCATCAAAGGCTGAGTCAGTGTTGTGATTACGTCGTGCATGTCGCCGCCCTCATCTTGGCAAATAACCATATAAACTTCGCTATCCAGCGGCTCCATAATCTCGACAACTTCTTCGACCTGTTTCTTATCACGAACATGGTCGTATGCCAAAACTTTGTCACCGGAAACGATTTCTCTGATAGCCTTAGTCCCTTTGGTTGTTTCAACTGGGGTTTCACCAACAAAACAAGCGATGGCAGAAGCACCAAGATTGAGAGCACCGCCAAGGAAGCTGCCCCAACCGCTACCGCCACTCTGGGTGGTTGTGCTGGTTGTTGTACCTGTGCCCTTCATGGAGTTCAATGCACCCAGCGTGCCGCCACTGTTCAAGCCGAGGGATGCGTTCCACAGGTTCAGAGCTGGCTGCTGAGCCGCCTGTTGAGCCGCAGCAGAAGTAGTAATGTTCTGGCCAGCCAAGGTAGCCTGTTGGCCATACAAGCCGTTTAATGTGCCAATGTTATTTTGGTACTGCTGAGCCATAGCATCGGCAGCGTTCTTGGAAATGTCGTTCATGGCGGTGTTTGTTACGCTACTGTTAAGGATGCCTCTGGAGCCAAGGCTGTTAAGAGTGCTGCCCATAGTGTTGTTTACACCGCTTCGGATAGCGTTCTCCATATTCTGCTGATATGCAGACGGCAAAATGCCTTGCGTCAGATTTGCAATACCCTGTTGTGCCGCAGAGGTCTGCTGGTTGGCGTTGTTTAATAGCTGGTTGTAGTCAACTTGGATTGTACCCAAGCTATCTTGCAGCAAGCCTCTCGCTACACCGTTCAACCACAGCGCGTTAGGCGCAATGGCTTCGGAATAATCGGCTGCTGCTTTTTGCAATCGAATCTCCTGCTCTGTTGGTTTGTAGGATTGCACAGTTGTTGAACTGCCGCCTTTTTTACCCATTAAGCACACCCTCTTTCCGTAATTTCTCTTTCATTTTTTCGATTAGCGGGCTGGTTGCTTTGGTGTTGAAATAATGAGTTACCCAATAAACTGGCTCGCCTGTCTTTTCGTCGTTGTGTTTGTGAGTGATGATAACCAATCTGCCGATGCTGTCTTGGCACCAATAACGGAAGCGGCCGTCAACATCTTCCTTTTCAATTGTTTCCCAGCCAAAGCCACGGATGTACGGTTCGATGTGTCTGGTGCAAACGCTGGCAACACACTCAAAACCAGCCGTACAGCTTACGAGTTCGGCGTAATCTCGCCAGAATTTAGCATCACCGCACACTTGGTAAATAATCATCATCTTGCCTTCAAAGTCGGGCTTCATGCTTGCAAAGCCTCTTTCCGGCATATATAAAAGGCGATAGCCCGGTAATAAATCAAAGCTATCGCCTGTTTTGGCTTCGTAAATTTCAATCCATTCTTTAAGGCTTTTAGCCTTCATATTACATTACCGCCTTTCTGTTCTAATCACTCGTCGATGCCATATAAGCAGAAGTTGTTTATTCTGTGCGGCGATGTGCTGGTCACAACAACTTGCATGGCCCGCAAAGAATTGTAAAAATGTTTTATCCTACGCTTGGTCGTCAAGCTGTAGTCAAAACCACGGTCAGCAACCTGCACATGAATCTTGCCGTCCTCATCGCCTTCTCTGCCCTCGACAAAAATGTCAAAGTATCTGGTGATGATGCGGTTGGGAGTGATATACATTTTCGAGATAATTTTGCTGTGTATCGGCTCACCGTTGTCTGTGGTGTACTCGTCATTCATGCGGCAGACACCCTTATCGGTAGCCAGCATGATGCCGTTATCTGTCTGTGCAACGTCGTGAATATCATCATGGAATGTGTATTTATACGCTGCGCCAGTATCATACTGATATATATAAAAGGTCTTTTCATCCTTAGCGTTGGGGCGTATCCAGAGCTGCTTCATGGTCAGCATGTTCCAGATTCTTGGCTTGTAGCACTCTTTTTGCAGCAATCTGTTTATCTTATACGCAACCTCGGTTGTATCGAAGTTGCCGTAAGTTGTTGTTGTCTGCAAACTGCGAATGCCCAAATCTGTGGCAAACACAATGGTATTGCCCAGCAAAGCGAATGATTCTCTGTCGTCCTGTGCGTGAGTGTCGCTCAGAATCTGCTGGCTCTGCAAATCCGGTACAGTGCCGCTTATCTGATAACCCAAATCATTCGTCTTGAATACAATCAAGTCACCGGAGAGAGGCAGCGTAGTGATAATATCGCCGCCGTCAAGCTCGCCTATGCCATACCACTGGGCTTGGCTCACCATGTTGGTGTCCTCTTTCCATGCCTCGTCGGAGGTGCAATCGCCAGTGCTGCTGTAATGAAAGTTATCGTCACCACGTTTGGATGTGCCCAATCTGCTGTCACGCACCCACAGATTGTCGCAAAGGAAGCTGCCTTCAACAGTAGTCAAGTTGTTCTCGTAATCATAGTATTGCAACTTGTCGCCACTGCCTATGGTGACTTTGGCTCCGAACCGCTGGCAAACAGGACGTTCTTCGCCTGTCAGCTTGCCAATCTGCTTTGGTGCCTCTTTGACGTAACTGTAATAAGCATTAGCCGTTCCCTTTGCTGGCGCTTTGCCAAACAGCAGGAAGCCGTCTGTGCTTTGGTCATACCAGATTTTATCCACTGGTTCGCCAATGTCGATAAGAGGCTCGGAATAGCCGCACCTTGTACGCAAAACGCCCTGCTCGAACATATAGTTTTCAAGCAGGACGGCTTCGTTTTCACCTATCATGTTGTCTGGCACAGAAGCGTTCATGCCGCCCACCAAACTGCTTAGGCAACACGATACGCTCTGCGGTTCTCTTTCTATCGGCATAATCTCACCTACATTGTAATCTTCTCAATATCAGCCTTGTTCTGCGCCGCTTCAACCTGCTCTTTCGCTTTGCGATACGCAGTATGCAAAGCGTTACTACGCACAGCAACAGCGGCGATAATCATCTTCAAATCGTTAGCTGTCACCGGTGTATCAGCATTATCTGCCGTAGTCCACTCTATTGTAGCTCCTTCGCCTTGCAACTCCAGCGCAATGATAGCCGCGTTGATGCGGTCACGGGCTTTGTCATCATAGTCAAAGCTATGCCCATTGTAGGCAATGGGTTCTACTTCTGCCGTGTCACGTTGGCGCTTTAACATCAAGATTTTGCGTTGTTTTATGTTTTCCAACGGTTCTTCCTCATGTGTAACAGTTACACCTAATTCTGTTAAAGATTCGTCACCGATTGACAATGGGATGAATACACCCTCTTTGCCCAATGCCTCGGATAATGCGTACAACGTAGTGTAAGCGTTATCCTTGTATGTGTATGTAGTCATCTTATCACCTCTAATTAAAAATCAGCTCAACGGCATATTTCTTGCCGACGTTGCCCGCAACAAAAAACCTTGATAAATCTGTCGGCACCTTGTCGTGGCTAACATAAAAGCCGGGGATATGGCTTGCGTATGGCACGTCGAGAGTGATTGTTCCTGTCCTGCCTGTATCAATCTCGGTCATGTTGACAGTGACGTTATATGAGCCGCTTGTGATTCCGTCAATATTAAATGCAAGGTCAAGATAACCGCTATAATAACACAACACAACAAGCGTTACAGCCTTGCCGTCATACGTCAGCTCGCCCTCAATCTCGCCATAGTTAGCATAATATCGGCTGTAACCATACTGATAACCGCTACTGCCCATTGTCATTGCCAGTGCGGCGTTTTTAGCCGCGGCTCGCATAAATAACCTATTAAGTCCCATGCTGTCACCTCTACGATAATTTGGATGCTTGTACAATGCAGGTGGTCGAGTTATCAGTACGGTTCAACAACACGTTAAGCAACAATCCTGCGCTCGTTATAGCCACGTCTGAGGCATCGCCGATATATTTGACAACACCTGTCACGCTGATAGACAGCGCATAATCGGCATTAGCGATGATATATGCCGTAAACACCATTGATTGACCGTTGCTGAGCTTCTCGGCAATGCTGTTGAGGTCAAGAGTAAAATTGCCTGTCGCTGTGTATACCGCTGCCGATGTTGTCGGCGCTGCGGATGTGCCACTCGTCGCAGATGATGTGTAACGTTCTAACGTAATGTTAGCGTTGTTTAAGTTCTGCTCTGCTGTCCATGTATTTGCGCCGGATGTTTTGGCATAACCATCTAAAGATTGATGTTGCGTCAAATAATTAGAATCATTTTCAAACGCCGATACTTTTGTTGGCACTGTCGGAATGGTAGGCTTATCTTTAAGGTCGTTGTAGCTTCCAGATGTTGCAACCGCAGCAACATCGTTTTTACCCAACTTATCAGCAATCATCCCTTTGATAATGCTGTAAACATGAGTAAGTCCGTTAAGGTCTATCAATTTTGCCATATCAAATATCACCTCCGTAGGCAATTAAAACAAAACCACCTGTACCACCTGTGCCACCTGCACCGCCGACAGTTATAGCATAGCTTTGACCTGCATTGACAGCTACATACTGTGAGTCATAACCGCCAGAGCCGCTATATTGTCCACCTCTGCCGTATGTACCAGCCGTCATATCAAATGACATCAAAAAGCCATTGGTTATACTGTTGCCGCTTGATGCTAGGCCGTTAGGCTCACCGCCCATGCCTTTGCCCCAGCGCCAGCCGCCTCGACCACCTGTTGCGGTTAAGCCAAACGCCGATGAATCACCGCCATTACCGCCTAATACCAAACCACCTTTACCGCCACCGCCGCCGCATACGGCAACACGGATGCGTGTTATACCAGTTGGGACAGTAAAGCTATGACTGCCAGCCTCAGTCCAATAGTTTTCGGTGTACGGCACAGCAACGCCGCTACCGCTCTCGTGCTTTGTGGCTATAGCGTATGTCACGCCGCCTATGCTGACACGTCCTGCCGTAGCGTTTGCGTCGGTGATAGGCTTTAAAGCAACATAGTTTGTTGCATTATCCACTTTAACTTTCAGCGAGCGGTCTCCAGCCTCAGCAGCAGTAGAGTATATATTGCAAGCGGTAACAGTGCTGCCTTTTTTGATATACAGTTTCTTTGTCAAAATACTCATATCGCACCTACTCTAACCATATGCCACCGCCGGGGATGTTTAATGTTTTGGTTACATTCAAGGTTTCAACGGTGATTTCGTTGTTGCCGGGAAGTGTGCCAACACCTGCTAAATTCAGCGCATTGTCAATCTCAGTATTAGTAGCAACTTCTACATCAACAGTGCTTCCTGCGCCTTGTTCACCTTTTTCACCTTTTTCACCTTGCTCGCCCTTAGCTCCCTGTGGAATCGTAAAGTTCAGCACCGCCGCCGATGTAGTGCCGCTGTTGGTAACTTTCGCTGCTGTTCCTGCTGCACCTGTAGTGACAGTGCCGACTTTAATCGTAGCTGCTGTACCCGCAGCACCTGTTGCACCTTGTTTTCCCTGTGGCCCTTGGATGCCTTGCAGACCTTGCTCGCCCTGTTGTCCTTGGTCGCCTTTATCACCTTTAGGAATTACGAAGTTTAAAATAACTTCTGATGATGTGCCGCTATTGGTAACAGACACAGCAGAACCCGCATTGCCTGTGCTGACAGTGCCAACCTTGATTGTGGCTGCTGTTCCTGCCGCACCTGTCGCACCAGTCGCGCCACGTAAACCTTGCGGGCCTCTCTCACCTGTATCACCTTTAGCACCAGCATCACCTTTATCACCCTTCGGGCCTTTCAGTGCGGCAAGCTGCTCCGATGTAAAATCCGCATAGGTGAAAGCGTCACCCTTGTCACCTTTAGCTCCCTGTGGGCCTGTTGCACCTCTTTCACCCGTTGCACCTTTCTCGCCTTGGATGCCACGTAAACCTTGCGGGCCTGTGTCACCCTTGTCACCTTTTGGGCCTTGGATGTTACCGCAGTCAATCCACGCACTGCCGCTCCATGCGTATAGGCTTGTCCCTACCATATAAGCGTCACCCTCGTTGCCTTTAGGGTGTGCCGCTTGCAAAGCTGCCAAGCTGTCATATCTGCCTTTAATGGTTACGCCTGTACCCTGTTCTCCTTTATCACCCTTCGGGCCTTGCGGGCCTGTCGCTCCCTGTGGGCCTCTCTCACCTTGCGGGCCTTGTAAGCCACGTTCGCCTTGCGGGCCTTTCAGTGCGGCAAGCTGTGTTGCGGTAAAGTCGGTGTACTTAAAAGCATCGCCTTTCTCACCTTTATCACCTTTAGCACCGGGCAGACCTTGTAAGCCTTGCTCGCCACGCTCACCTTTAGCACCTGTTGCGCCTGTATCGCCTTTGATACCTTGCTCGCCCTTTTCGCCACGTTCGCCTTTTACGCTTACCGGAGCAGGATTGGCAAGGCCAGCTTTATTAGTCCATGTCATTACGCCGTCAGCATCCACGGACGGAATAAAGACGTTGACGTTCTCGCTATACTCCTTAGCCTTATCAGCGTACCCTTTGGCGGCTTGCTCACTTGTAGCGGCGTTCTGTGCGCTCTCAACAGCCTTGTCAATCTCAATTCCTACGTTTGCCGCCTTGTCTGCGTATTCTTTCGCTTTGTCTGCATAGTCCTTTACGCTCGCCAACGTATCGACAAGGAAAGTGTTTGTCAGTCTTGTTTCTGAGCCTGTTGGGTTTTCTTCAAACTCGTTGCTACTGACCCGCACCGCCTTATCACTCGTGGTTGCGATAACATCTCCTGCCGTTTCCTTGCCTACTACTGTAAGCTGAAACTGTCCAGATGTTCTCGCACATTCGTAGGGAACGATACACTTCCCGTCTACGATAGCGACTTCATAGGTTTTGTTGTCCCTCGCAAACAGTGCCCATTTGTCGATGCCGTCCCAATCATCAGAAAAGGTAAACAGCAACTGCACGAAGTTCTTGCTACCTTCTGTTACGTATGCGTCTGATGTTCGTGTCAAACGCATACCGTCAATTTCAAATTCTATCTGCATTGTTTCACCTCGCTTATGTAGATGTAATGTTTACTATATTCTGCGCACCAATTTCGTATTTAACGCCCTTGGTAACGGTAATATTGTTATATGTAAACGTGTAGGCTATTTCCGTTTCAATAGTTATCGTAGCAGACAAGGTAATATAACCATCTGCATCCGTTGTTTTGCTCTCGCCATCAACAGTAATAACCGTACTTGTCAGTGCGCTGCCGTTATACTGAATAAGCACTTTCGTTGTTAATGTCGGCGCTTCAACAGAATACATATTGCTTGCAGAATCTATAACAATGAAGTTAGCATAGCCGCGGGATACAATCGTTTCTCCTGCTACGTCAAATACTACATTTGGAATGCTGATTGTAATGCCTCCGGTGCTTGTGTAACTTGAATTATAATTATTCGTGTCTGTCCAACTACCGTACACTTTGCAATTTACTTTGGTAGCATTGTTCAATTTGGCACTTACCGAAAAATCAGCATTCCATTCTGACTTATCAGCGTTTTTGTTAGGGCCGTAATGATACGCCGTTGATGTTACGCCAGTACCGGAGAGTTCCACATAAAGGTTTGACCAACCAACGCCCTTATCTGGATAGCCCTCATTGTCATACCTATTCCATGGTCTGTTGTGAGCTGTTCCGCATACCGTCATGCTGCCAGCGGATTTTGGTACAACAATTGTGAACTCCATAAACGTCTGTGTTCTCTGGCTAGTGTCTTGATAATTGCTAATATACTGGTTTAAAACAACTGTGCCTGTTGTGCCTGTACCTAGTGAAGAATAACAATTTACAGAAAAACCCTCGGTGCTAACGTTTGTCGGCTTACAAGTGATATAAATGTTGTTCTGCGAATAGTCGGCGTTGTTTACCATAAGACTTGTTGGTGTCATTAGTACCAGCGGAACACTTTCCCACGGTGCTTTAAATTTGATTATAGAGCCATCATAAGCTGTGCCGATAAGCATGCGTTTTACTTGCCCATAGATAACGCCGCTTGCGTCAACATAGTTTATGCCCTCTTGATTAAACAACGTATAAGAGCCGTTGCTATTGCTCAATCGTAAGCCTTCTTCGCTTAGTTTCACGTTGCCGCCTGTAATCGTCAAAGCTCCCGTCAAGTCGATGTTGGCTGCCGCAAAGTGCTTGCCTGTAATCGTGTTCGCCGCTATCTTGTCACCAATAACACTTCCTGCCTGTATAGCGTCAGAAGTTACGCTGTCAGCAGCAAGTTTCTCGGCAGTGATAGCACCTGCTTCAATCTTTTCAGCAGTCACCGCTCCTGCTTCGATTTTAGTCGATGTGATAGCGTTAGCCTGTATTTTGGCGGATGATACGGAGTTAGCCTTTAAATGCTCCAGTGCGATACTGTCAGCGGCTATCATACCGCCTACGATAACATTGTTGTCAAATACTGTATCGCCTGTGATATGCACTTTTCTGCCGTCGATTACAATGCCTTCGGTAGATACGTTGATAGCATTGATAACGCCGTCCTTTTTAACGCAAAGTAGAATATCGTCTTGCAGTTGATTGATGGATGAGTAATTGCAGTCGGCGGGTTTTTTGTTCAGCTCCGTGACTACGCTAGTAATGCTGTTGGCGTTCTGTACAATCGCTGAACCTTGGCTGTTAATCTGCGAACTTTGCTTATCAACCTTGGTTACGATGCTGGTAATGTTATTGGCGTTGGCTTGAATAGATGCCTTGTTGCCTTTTACGTCCTCTACGATAGCAGTAATGCTCTTGGCGTTCTGCTCGATAGCTGACGCATTGCCTTTAACGTCCATAGCTATTGTAGATATGCTGTTTGCGTTCTGCTGAATAGCCGTGCCGTGGGTTTTTAGCGTGCCCTCAGCATCATCTACACGCTTAACCACGCTTGTGATAGAATCAGCGTTCTGCTGGATAGAAGATGTGTTAGTGCTGATTGTACCCTCGTTAACAGTTACTCTTTTGGCTAGTGCCGTAATATCAGAAGCGGTCTGCACAATAGCAGTACCCTGTGTGGTTACTGTGCCTTCTATGCCTTCTACTTTCTCATTCAAGCCGTTTACTTTTGTCATAACACTTGAAATGCTGTCAGTGTTTTGGTGTATACCGTTGGCGTTAGCATCAATCAGCTTGTTAGCCTCATTGATAGCCGTAGTGTTATCAGTAATCAGCTTTTTGAGTGCATCGTTGATACTAGGCTGATTATTCGCCTTGTCGATAGCATCCTGCGTGAACTTATCAAACTTGGTATAGTCGATAGTCGGTACTTGGCCTATGTCAATGCCAGCTTTGCAGTCTGCTTCGCTCGTGTCGCTCCACTCGCCGTCCCCTAACGGGTCTACAAAACAATACTTGACAGTGATATGTCCTATGAAAAAGAAGTAGATATACTCACTGTTGACTGTGTAGAAATCATCTTCAACGGTTTCTGTGCTGTCAACAGTCTTGATGTGGATTTTGTATCCTGTCGAACCTAGCGGCAAGCCTTGCATTTTAATACGCACACCGTCAATCGTACTTGTTAACTGCGGTGCGGTCGGCTTCTGCGGCAGTGCTTTGCTAAACTCATGGACGGCAGGTTCGCTGTACTCACCGAAGATATTACGGATATACAGATACGCCGTGCCGCTTCTGACACCGGGATTAGCTCTGCTCCACGTTTCTCGCGTGCTGTCCAATCTCTTGTCATTCCAGACACCGGGGTTCTGGTCTAAGCGCAATTCAAAGAAATCTATATATTCGTTAGGCTCGAAAAGCCACTTCCATAACGGGCCTTTCTCGTCCCACGTCAGCACGAATTGTGTCGGCGGGTTAGGAATATATTGGCTGCCTTGGATTTTGATGCTAGCTTGCGGAGCTGTGTCAAAGTCGGCTGTGTTGCCCTTTGTATTTACGGCTACTACCTTGATATAATACGTCAGGCCTGTTGTAGCGCCGCTGTAAACAAACTGTGTGCCGCTGCTCTCTCCTGCCTTCTCCCATGCCTTGTCCGTGGCGGTTCTGAACCACACTTCGGCTTTAGCATAGTTGGTTACAGTAGTCTTTACCCATGACACCTGTATAGAGTTGATACGAACTCCGTCATTGATTGAATGTAGCTCTAATAACTGCACACTGCTGACGTGTCCAGGTTTTTCGCCTGTTTCGGATGTGCTGTCGTCGATTTTTTTATTCGTCAGCAAGCCAGATTTAACGAGATAGTTCTTCAACGCAGCCACAAATACTTTGCCGTCACCGCTGACGTTGTTTGGGATATTGGTCAATATTTGCTTTATCTGCGCCTCATCAAGCGCGTTGTTGTTTTCTTTATCAGCCATATCCTTCACCGCCTAAACTATGCTCTCGCACTGTACGCTGATTCTATAATGTCCATCAAAGAGCTGTTCAAACTCTGGTCTTGAGATACATTCAGTCGCTGCTGATTCATAAGCAGAATCACAGTCAAAGTTACAATGACGTTGTTTGTCACTGTATCGTCATAAGGCATTTCTTCGTTCTCAGCACCCGTAATATTGGGTGCTTTATAAAAATACTTCATGGTGTAATCTTTGGCGCTGGTATCGAGAAACTTAATTGTTTTACCAGTAATCTTGATGGGCAAAATGCCGCACGTCTTAATATAATCATTTGGCAACGTATCGCCGTTTCTGATTACAACGTCCTTGATGGCAATGGGATTGCCGGAACCAACAAAGTAAAGTCCGATGTAGTTTATGGCTTGGTTGATGTAGCTGACAATCTCGTCATCGTCGAAATCGCCAACGCCTTCTTTATCGTTAATGCGATTGCGAATATCTTGAATAATTGCTTTAACTAACATGCTTCCTCCTTCTATACCATAAACGGCATACGAATCTTCGCGTGAGAATAGCGACGCATCGGCACAATGCTCTGAATCGCTTCCTCAATGCCGCTCAGCATTTCTTCGTTGCTATTGCTTAAAGCAGCAAAGGCAAAATTGCGCACCAAAGATTCAAAAACAATCGGCAAATCAATTTCGTCATTAGCACTCTCGACTTCTTCAAGTCGTTTGCGATAATGCACAGTAAAATCTGGTACGCCGCTGTAAATCTTGCTCCCGACGATTTTGTACTCATCAAACTTCGGAGTTTCGGTAGACGGTACTACTGCAAGCGGTCTGCCACACTGCAAGTCATTCATGCCCACCAGTGTTACAAAATCATACGGCAGAGTTGCGCCTTTCTGCATCTGCTCCGAGGTAAGGTGATACTCTTTGACCTTTTCCAGAAAATCACTGTTACGTAAAGCATAAGATGCGTTTAAGTATTCAATAACATCATTTATAGCATTGATAATCTGATAATCACTATATTTAATCTCGTCAAAATCCATAGCCTTTAAACGGATTTTGCGGATTAGTTTAGAAACCTCGATTGCCATGTTGCTTCACCTCAAAAATATTTCTTAGGAATCAACGGAGCATACTCGCGATGCACCTCAAAAAACTTCTGTACATACTTTGTGTACTCGCCGTTATCTCCGGCAGCTAAAGCTCTTTTAGCGGTAACAAGCCACGGGTCATAATTCCACATTTCGGGTGGAATATAACCCATAACCCTGACCTCAAAACCGTCCTTGCCTACCGCTCTGCCGCCGCCTTCGCGTTCGGTCATGCGGGCTACCTCGGCGGCAACGCTATGGTCAAATTTGTTGACGACGTGAATTTTCTTCTCACCGTCGATATATACTTTCTGGTCTACTAACATTGTTTCGCCCTCCGTGTTTTAGTTGGAGCTGGTGACAGGAATCGAACCCGCAACCTAGTGCTTACAAGGCACTTGCACTACCAGTTGTGCTACACCAGCATATTAAATAACCGCCCCGAAACCGAGGCGGTTAAAGTGGTCGAAATCGACTAGGTTAGATTAGCGCTTGATACCGATGATTGCAGCGGAAGCTTTCGGGGCTGCGCATTTGAGGCCCAGCCAAGATTCCAGCATACGCTCATCATAAGAGCCTTTCTTCGGAATGGGTACGTCGTGGGTGTGTTCAAACCACTTAATACCCCAATAGCCCATATCCATGCAGTAGATTCGGCTATCCGGCAGCATACGATGCGCTTCGGCAGTCAGTACGCCGTAGTCAGTTTGGATAACGTCGGCAACAAGATTCAGCTTGTTCTTCTTCGCCATATCGCGGTAAGAAGTAGCCTGTGCGATTACCAACTGGCTGAAAGCGCGTTTCTTAGCGGGGGACATGAACGCATGAGTAGGATTGCCGCCGCGGTTGTACGCCATTTCCATTACCGCATTGAGGTCATCCAGAGTATAGTCGACAGTGCCGCCTAAATCCAGTACGTTGTTTTTGATGATTTTAGCGGAAGTGCCAGCAGCACTCGGTTTGACCTGTTCAGCGGCAATGTTCTCAACAGCACCTTTTTGGGTGTTGAAGATAGTGAATTTGGTTTTCGGAGTAGCAGCATCGGTGCGGATGTAATAAATGGTCTTAGCAGACAGACCAGTCGGCATGGTTTTGGCGGTGAAATATACAAAGTCACCAGTTTCCAAGCCATGCGGTTTGGTGGTAGTGATAGAGCCGTCGGTAGTGCCAACAGTTACATCCAGCTCTTGAGTAGCCATGAAGAACGGAACGCCGCCAGTTTTAGCCGGAGTAGTCTTATTCTGTTCCGCGTTGGTGGTTTCGTTGTTTACGAGAGCGTACTCAATATCAGCAGCATGTTTGCGGGAGCACTGTTCCAACAGGCGAGCCAGCTCATCCTCGGGGCGGTAAACTTTAGCAACTTTGCGCTGTGCCTCAGTTACATAGTAGCTGTTTACAAAGCGCTGGCAGTTGTTTTCCAAACCTTCCAGATGGCCGATTTCTTTGGAGGAATAATCCTCCTTCTCCAAGTGGGCGTTCTCGCCGGGCGGCTGCAAGCCTTCGGTTAACCAGCTAAATTTCAGAGTGGTTGCATCTTCCTCGGAGCCGAAGCGGTTGAGGAACAGAGTGACCTCGGGGTCGATGTTGGTAATTACGCTGCTCATGTCCTCAGCATGGCCAATCGCATCAGAGGTATGGGATTGGGAAGTGCTGTAGGAAAGAGAACGTGTTACGTCGTTAATTGCCATTAATTTTTCACCTCATTAAAAAATTTTATTTAACAAAACCGCATAGCCTCGGGGGTAGCTTATTGGTTTCTGTTACGGATAAATTCAGCCAGCCATGCTCGGCGGCCTCTTACATCAGATTTCGCCAGAGCGCCGTAGTCTGGCACATATACACTGTTAATATCTCTGCCGTCGCCAGCGCGTTCGACGGTTGGCGGGCGGTTGACGGTTCTCGGAGTTGTGCCTAAGCCGTTCTTCTGCATATAGAACATTTTGCGTGTATCTTCATAATAGTTGCGAAGAATCTCTGTCTGAGCTTCATTGATTGTGCCATTCTGCAAGGCTTGTAATACAGGTACAACCACCTGTGCTTGCTTATAGGTCAAATCATTCACGCGAGTTAACAACATACGGTCAATAGCATCGAAGTTCGGTTCCTTTGCGCGCTGCTCTGCTGTGAACTGGTTGATGCCAGCATAGACAGCTTCCTGTCTCTGGCGCTGTGCCTGTTCGTCTGCATAGCGGTTCTGCATCTTAGCCATAAGGTCTTGACGATGCCATTCCTTAGCCAATTTGTAGTTGATGAGCTTCGGGTCGTCATCGTCCATGAGGTCGAGGTTTTCAATATCTTCTTTACTCAGACCCGCATCCTGTTGGGCGCGCACATCAGCTTCTTTGTCGAGACCTGTCAAAAACTCTCTCATCTGCTCTTGACGAGTTTCCGGATTCATCTGCGCTTCAATCTCAGCACGACGCGCTGCTTCCTGTTGGGCAATAGCTCTTTGCTGTGCATTGTGAGCTTGAACAGCTTGGCTGATTTTCCAGTCAGCATATTGACGTTGGTATTCCTGCGGAACACGTTTCTCATCAACATAGCCTGTTGCGATTGCGTTGGAAAATTCATCAAGAGTATAAGCGGGAAGCTGCTGGTTGAACTGCTGGCCAATCTGCTGCGGAGCATCTGTCAGCTTCGGCTGATTGGCATCAGCGCCAAACATGTTAGGTTCTTGGGCAGCTCCTTCATTTTTTGGCGGTTCAGTCAGCGGACTGGGCTTCAAATGTGTTTTTCCGTCCTCACCTTTGACCAAAACATAGCCTTGAGTGCCTTCTGAGTTCTTTGCAGCGGCGATAATTTGCTGATTGCCGCTCTCGCGCGTTTGCAGCCCTTCTGAGCGATTTTCGGTGCTTACGCTAGTGTTTGTATTCACTGGTGTGCTTGGAACACTCTGAGAGGATTCTACGCTGTCAACATTTGGTTGACTTGTAGAAATTGTGTTTGTTTGTGGTGTAGAAGCAGAAAAATCGCTTCCAGCACCGCCAAATTCGTCAGCCATTGGTTTTACCTCCTAAAAAATCAGCCTTGTGTCTGTAATTGAACCAAGGCTTTCTCTTTCTGCTTGCCAGTGGCCGCTGCGTGTTGCAACATTTCAACCAAACGACAGACTGCTCTGTAGTCGCTTCGGTGTCTTTCAATGTCTCCGTAGCTTAACGCCGCTTCAAGCATTTTTTCATCCGCTTCTTTTTTTAAGCGGAACGCATATTTATACACCGCCTCAGCATCTTCTCCGTCGACGATGAAGTCGCGGAGAAGGTCGATGCGAGATTCGGCAGCTTTAATAACTTTAGAGTTATTGCGCTTAATCATTATTGAGCACCTCATGTTCTGCGATTGCACGCTCGGTTGTAGTAATGCCAAGTTTATCTTTAAGATACTGACGCTGTACGTCGGGCGGCAAATCTGTAAGATTGATATTGAGACGCGGAATGGAGTATTTTGCGATAGACAGTTGCAAGCTGTTCTGCAATGCTTCGGCTTGCGCTTGTGCCTGTGCCTGTGCTTGAGCCTGTGCCTGTGCCTGTGCTTCTTCGCTCTCGGGGTCGAGCAGATATTGGGAAACATCTCGCAAGCCCAACGCTTCCAGAAGTTTGCACACAAGGTTGTACCAGCTCTTTGCGTTCGCAATACCGAAGTTTGCGAGCTGCGGATAAATCTGGTTGAGCACCAGCATCAGATACTGAATCTGTGCTTCTCTTGTGCCAGCGCCTTGTCCGACGTTGACAATCAAATCATAATCTACATCCAAATCCTCTTTCTTGATAGAAAGCGTCTTGTTGGTCAATCGAATCATCTGCTCATCTTCCAGATACTTTTGGTTCAACAGGATGATGAACTTGTAAATCGGAATAAAAAATTTCTCTGCAATGCTTCGTGCCACCATTTTGTTGCGCTTTTCAGCCATGCCAAGGATAGCAGTAATGCCAGTTGCAGTATTGTTCAAAGAGTTGCTGTCAAGACCTTGGTTATATCTTGTGCTACCACTCTGACTTTCAATCTCGGTCTGAGCATAGTTGATTACGTCCATAGAGACACTGGACAATGGCAGTGACGGCGGAATAAAGACAGCTTCTGTCGGGGCTTTCTGCGTCGGAACAATTTCCTCGCCACTGAACAGTGCGTCTAGGTCTACCATACGTTCATCGACAAAAACGCGCGGGGCGTTATTCTTCGCCACATTGGTGATAATCTGACGCATAACAGCGGTCTTTAAGTCCTGCTGCTGTTCCAGCATATCAGTGAAAGAATCGCGGTTAAACACAGCGTTCGGGTCGTAGACCGCACTGCAAACAAAGAACGGCGGGAAACCGTAATCATTCTCTACAATGCGGATTGGCTGGTCGCCTACAGCATGAACGATGATATTCTCGTAGATGCCGTCGTTGTTCCAGTCTACCTGCATGTAAGCCTCGTAAAGCTCAACCTCTTTGGATGCCAAGTCGTTGTCTGTCGGACGTTTAGCCCTGTCGGCTCTGTCTCTGTCATTGACATAATCCAGAGTAGTCGGTTCGGTATTGCCCGAGGTGTATTCCTTGAGTGCTTTGTCGATGTTCTGATAAATACCGTCTTTTTCGCGCTGCTTCAAATAACTGCCACGCACAACCTTGCGGTGCGCTACAAACTTACAATCCTGCAAATCTGGAGCATCCGGAGTGTAGCGCAGCTCTGATGTAGGAACATACTCTACAACAGGATGATTGCTCTTGACTTTCACAAGGTCATAAGTGACTTTGGTAAGGTCTGGCGCACCTTCAATATCCTCGAATTTCATATTCTCGATATTGCCGCCGCCAACACCTTCCATAAGGCCCAGAATCTGCGTCATGTCGTTCAAATCCAACATGAACTGCATCTGCTTGCGTTCTTCTTCGCGTTTCCACCATACCTTTGCAATACAGAAGTTCTGGCTCAAAGCGAAGTTCAGCTCAGTCTGGCAGAAATGATACCAGTCATTCTTCTTCTCAAGCTGGTAACGCACAAGCTCCTGCACCTTGGAAGCAACCTCATCATCATCGACATTCACGCCTTTGACGGAAAGCGGTGCGTCTGTGCCGCAGAACGCTTCCATAAGACCTGTCAGAATCCACTGGCAAGAGGTCTTAACGTCTTTGGAAACCCAGTTGCTAGTTTCCGAAAGTCTCGGGAAACGCTTCTTGTAGTATTCCTCGTCAGCTTCGTAAATATCTCTGCGATGCAGAATTTTCGGTTCGATAATCTGCTTGTACTGCGCATCCGCAATATCACGGCAGCTCTCGAACGCTCGCATGATTTTATCTTTCTGCGATTTTGTCAAAGTATCGAGCGATAAGGTTTTATCCTTTGCCTCGCTCTGCGCTTTGAGCATTTCCAACGGGGACGGCGGTTGCTCTGTTCCCGGCTGGATTACGCCAGTCTGCGGCTGCTCCGGCAAAGTGCCACCCGTCATCATGTCGACCGCCCCTTGGTTTAAACCGAATTGAGGGTTGGTCGCTTGCCATGCGCTTCGGTGGACTTCGCTGTTTGCAGCAGCAGCCAGCTTATCGTTTAAGTCTGGCATGAATTATCACCGCCTTAACCAAAAAACTCTGTCAGCACGCAGTCGCCGCCAATAACATAAAAGTTTTGACGTGCGGTCGGCAGCACTGGCAAAGTATAGGTTGTGCCAGCCTTGATAAGCAAGCCTTCGCCAGCCTTGACGCTCTTGTCACCAAGATAAATATCAGTTTCGCCAGCACTGATTGCAATGCCGATGCGACCGCCGCGAATGTTGGTGAAAACCTCGGTACTTGCAGCGGGAATTGCGCTACTGGCGCTCAGCTTAGTAGTTTTGAGTTCCTTTACTGAATACAAAAGCATATGTTATTCCTCCGTTACCAGTCGTATCTCTTTTGTCCTTCATCGTAACCGCTTTAAAGATAATCAAGGAAGGAGCCTCTTGTTGCGCCATATTTGTTACGCGGGGTTTCTGGTTCTGGATGCGCTCTTTTCCAAGATTCTACATCAGCGCCATCATCGAAAAATTTGACAACTCCGGTATGGCCGCTTTGCTGAGGCTGATAGCTACCTTGCGGAGCCTCTGAATAATCCATTGGCGGTTCAGTGTAACCGGGGCCATAACCACTATAAGACGGTTGTGCCTCTCTTGCAGGAGCGTATTCACGTCTAGTAGAAGGATACTCAGAAGGCATAGACGGAGACATGGTTGGACGCGCCTTGCGATACAGGTTATCTTCGCCTTGTCTGCGAGAAGCCGCCTGTTTGCGTTGAGCAGCTTCTTTGTCAGCCCATCGTTTGTTGGAGGCAGCGATGTCAAGGCCACGGCCGTCATCGTTATAAATATCCGCTTCCAAATTACGCGCATAGTTTTCCATGCTCTGCGCAAGGTCATCGCGGCCTCGCGCCCGAGCTTCGGCAGCACGCCTGTAGTAATAAATAATGTCGTCTTGTACACTCATTGTTGAGCACTCTCCTTTTACAATCTGCCGTATTTTCTTACCTGTCCCAGCTTCTTTGCCCGCTGGTACAGGTTTTTTCTTGCGAAAGACACAGGATAAGCAAAGGTCAGACACAGCGCGTCAGCCATATCTGGCGAACGTCCCGTCTTATCTTTGATGCTTTCCTTGCTTTCAAGTTTGATTCTGTTCATGCCGTCAAAGGTATACTCGGGCATTGACAGCTCGGTGCGCAGATTCGGGTCATACGGCAATGAACCGCCCTGTTCGAGCCACTGTCGACAGCCATCCCACATTTCGGCACGTTTATTCATATAGCGTGTGTCCTCGATAGCCTTGCCGCCAAAAGGAACTTCTACAACTCCCTTGTAGCCAATCTGACGCAAGCGGTCGATAACACCCTCGCCACGGCCAGCATCGACGAACACCGTATCTGGCCCCCAATCGTCAATCTCTCTGGCGATGATTCCGGCAAAGGTCATGTTGTCGACTTCTTTGCAGACAATCGGCTCGAAAGCCATCAGACCTTGGCGTTTGAAGATTACGCAGCTATCGTCGCCAAAACGTGCAACGTCGACACCCATAACCTTGGGCATATCCTTGTAATCTTCTTCCTGCAGGTCTCTTTCCATGGCCGCGTTGATAGAATCCAGCGAGATAAGGCGGTTATAAGCGTTCGCAGCAAAGTCACAGTACAGCTCCTGCCGTATCTCTGTCTTTGTCATCTCACGCTTCATGTCCTCAAGTTCTTCCGGAGGAATAATACCTGTTTCATCTACCGTGTACAGGCAGGAGAACCAGTTGTTGTTCTTCTGCGCCTGTAAGTAAATGTCGTAGAACTGATTCTGCCCTTTGGGAGTACCAATAAAAACAGCCCAGCCGTGCCGGTCTGATAAGGCTGGTCGGATGACCTCGCCCCACAGCTCTTTACGTATCTGGGCGTATTCGTCTATTACTACACCGTCCCAGTACGTACCACGAAGGCCGTCTGGTCGGTCAGCACCAATGATATAAATTCTCGCTCCACGGGCATCCTTATGGTAGCTCGGGAACTCTACATACAGCTCACTCTCGTTGACCTTTCTGTCGGGAATCCCCGCAGTATACCGCTTCAAGTAGTCCCATGCAATCATCTTCGCCTGTTTCAAGAACGGCGCAAGATATGCATAGTTCGGAGAAGGGTATTTCGTCATCGTCAGAGCCTTCTTGATGAGGTGGTTGACACTGCCCACGCTCTTTCCGAAACGGCGGTGCGCTACAATTACCGCAAACCTGTACTGCTCAAGATTGGGATGCAGAACATCCCTCCAGAACGGTCTGGGAGTGTACGGAATTGTAATGACCTTGGCATCAGCAGCAACCGTCATCAGAGGTGCTTTCTACCGTCTCGGGTGCCGGGGGCAATACCCCCTCTTTCTCCACAGGTGACGCTTTAGTGTCAATCACATCACCAGCGTTCTCAGCCCAGCCAAATACCAATGGCTGACCATCGCCGCTTTTAAGCTGACGTGGGCT